GGCTTAAACTGCAAGTTTTCCCAACATTGAAATTTGTAATCACAGAAAGCACATGTCATACCTAGATGACGATTTCCGGTAGGTTTCTTGCGGTATGTTTCTTCAACATCCTCAAAGCAACGTTCTAACGGTTTATCTTTATCTAAGGTACGCTTAGTCTTCACCATATCTGCTTCAACAGTTTTGATCAAATTTGGATCTTCTTCTGCTTCAACAAACTTCATTTCGCCAGTTGATTTATTGACAACAATCCAGCCACCGAATGGTTTACCTGTAGCACGAGCATAGCCGTAACCTTGAGACACATATCCAAATGGGTCATCGTTACGCATTGATGTAAAGTCTTTGAACTTATTCTGGAATGAGTATGGTGATGCAGATTTTACATCCCAAACTTTACCATCAATGACAACATCGTATTCACCATTGATGGTATCTCCATCTAAATTCATCGACACTTTACCTGAGACTGACTCGACAGGGACTCCTGCAAGCTTCATCACAAACAACGACAGAACTTCAACAGCATCACCGATCAGCATACGCATTACGAAGTCGTACTGCTTCTCTTCTGCCATGTCTGGATAGTGCTTTTGAAACCACAACTGACAAGTCGGCCTACCCAAATTACTCATGCGAAGTGTGAAATCTTTACGAGGTTCTACAAACTGCTTACGCAATGATTGCTTAAACTGTTCACCTGCTTCTTCGATTAACTCATCAGAAACGGGGGATAAGTCCCCCGCCCCGATCTTTTGAAGAAGATTACGAACCTTGATTTCGTGTTCGTTAGGGATCTTCATTTATAATCCTAATTCATCTTCAACGAGTTCACCTTCCACAGCCTCAATGACTTTCTCATTGGACTGCTTCGACTTGAGTGACTCATCATGCTTCTGACGAATATCGTCGTTAACCATCTTAATGGTCTCCAAGATGTTACGCATGATTTCAGCATCACCTTCTGTGATCTCCAATACATTTGCAAAGTCAGGAGCAAAGTGAGGAGTGAAGTAAGTCACTGAACCCTTTTTGTGGCGTTGTGTTGTCAGCGTAGATTCTAGCTGTTGGAACATCACGCCCTTAGAATTACATCCTTCGATGACTTCTTTAGTGAAGTTAAGGAACGATGCGCCCTTAGTACGGAATAGACAAGGAGTCGCCTCAATGGACTTCTTCTCGCCAGTCGCAGTAGCACCTTCCATGGTGACAACACCGTAGAGATAGCGGAAGCACGTAATCCCTGTGTACTTCTTCTTCGCATCATCTGACAGTGCGTGGTAATCCTTACCTGCTGGGCGACCACAACGAACAGTTCCCTTTTCGTCGATAGGCTCATCACCCATCCGATGAATAATCGAACGGTTGACTACTTCTTCAGCTTCCGCATCGTAATGCAGATACTGCATGAAATCTCCGAAGACACGGAGTTTGACTTCTTTGGCGTAGACAGCGTCTTCACCAGTACCCAATACAAACAGACCCTTTTTGAGTTCGTTGCCATCAGCATCTTCATCCTGATAGTTGATCTTTAAAAGAGGAAGAAGATTAGTCATTTCTTCCTGCTGTTGTTGTTGACCACCGCCCATCATAGCCATAAGCTGATTGGCGTTCATGTCGTTGTACACTTGTACATTACTCATATATAACGTCTCCGTTTAACCAAGTTTCCCCTGCTTTGATCTCAATGGCTAGGGGTAATGCCATTTCGTAATCATAACGCTTTTTAATCTCAGATACAACACCTTCCATTGCATCGATTAAAATCTCTTTCACAATGTCTACTTCATCAGGATGTGTATCGACAACAATTGAGTCATGTACAGTCAATACACATAACGATTTAACCTGTCGATTTTTTAACATTTTATAAGCACGTATGCAGGCAAGTGGTACGATGTCTGCCGTGGCAAATGACTGCACAGGATAGTTCACAATCTGTGTACCATAGGTCACCCAACCGTTTGCCTCCCGCTTGGCATCAGGCCATGCGAGTTCTCTACCGGATGGGAGGACGACTTTGGTTGTGGCTAGTACGCCATTGCGTAAAGTCTCGTGCCATTCGGCCAAGCCTTCATAAATGTTGAAGTATTCCCGGAAGTAGTTCTGTACGTGCTGTGGCTCACCTGCCCCACGGCCACCATAGAGTGGTGCAAAGGTGTAGGCTTTGGCTTGCTGTCGTTCATCTTTGCTAACTTGATCAGCAGGCTTTTGTTGGATGATCGATGCAGTCTGTTTATGTACATCCTTCCCTTCCAAGATATCCGCAATGATCTGAGCATCTTTAGATAATTCCCCGGCAACCCGGAATTCAAGTCCTGAAAAGTCAGCTTCTATAATCTTGCCGCCATCAAATCGAGACAGGACGCACTTACGTACTGGAAATGTTCCTCCCCGTGGCTGGTTCTGGAAGTTAGGGTCTGAAGAAGACAAACGGCCAGTTGAGGTCACGCACTGATTAAAAGTTGTGTGTAGTAGACCATCAGGCCGTGTATTCCTGCGTATGCCCCCACAAAACGATGTGAGGTAGGTAGTGACTGCATTAAGTCGCATCATCGACTGGAGAAACTCTACAGCAAGATCATTATGCTTTCTGTGTGCTTGGGCTAACAGAACACCAACTGCACTTTTACTGGTCACAAAACCATTTGCAGAGACATCTTTGACACCCTTCGGAGTTAGCTTTAATCCTGCGACTCTGTCTGTGTCTTTAAAGGCAATGCCAATCCCTGCACAGTTTGAGCATCGGGTTGGTTTTTTAAATCGACTACCGTCCTTCTTGGTCTTAAAGAACGTACCTTGACCTTCGCAGTCTCGACAGGTTTCCCCTGTTTTACGATAAAGAATTTCTGTCTGCTTTTTGACTTCACTGGCGAACTCCTTGTCAGTCATACGTGGCCGGGGTAGCGGCTTACCTTGTTTATTCAAACCTACATTGAATGTTTCTTTCCACTCATTCTTATCAAGTACACGACGAGAGTAGATCACTTCAGATAACTGTGCAGGACTGTTGAGATTGATAGGGACATCGCCCATAACTGTACGACAAATTTCGTACATGCGATTCTCTAATCGTTCTTTCTCTTCAGTGTATTCTTTCTCGACAGTCTCTAACTCTTCTAAGTCGATATGAATGCCGTTTCTTTCCATCTCTAGCAAGACTTTTAGCATTTCATTCATCATGTTGCGAGTCTTGCGGAGATTAATGTTTTCTTTCTCCGCATACTCTGCGACTTGGGATAAGAACACCTCCATACAGGAAAGTACATCAGACCGTCCGTATTCCTCTACAATCTCCATTGGCATAGCCTCATACCCTTCACCTAATTTAAACCTCTCAGAGACGAGTTCTGACTGTTTCAGATGCACTTTACGGCGGGTTGATACAGCGTCAAGTCCAAGGGGTCTTTTTTGACCACGGGACAACACATATTCACCGATCATAGTGCAGTAATAAATCTTATTGGTCACATCAAAGTTACTGTGTTGAAGCCAGTGTAGATCAAACTTAATGTTGTGGCCTACCAGAATGTCAGCTTCGGCAATCATAGCTTTCAAAGTGTTATAAGAATCCAATACGTTATAACTAATTGGAATATCGTTATGGTCAAAGAAGTAATATTGTACGTCATCAAGGGTTGCTCCTCTCTTTACCCACATTGCTCCAACGGAGACAAGATAATTCTCAGGATTAAATGGACTGCCATCGACTCTGTCATCGACACGTTGGACCGTAGACTCTACGTCTAAGACTAAAATCTTTTTTGTATCAATCGACATAGCGACTGATCCTTGGTTCGATCAAGCAGACGATAGTGCCATGCCATCCTGAGATTTTATTCTTACCGACACAAAGGTGACGAGTGTAGTCTGGATCTTCATCGACACCATACTCATGTCTGCCGATACCGATGATTAAGTCAGCTTCTGCGAACTTACCTGTCTTACTACCTTCCATCTCTGTCGGGTTCAAGCGAGTTTTACCTTCAGCTTCTGCGGATGCCTGACTGATCGCAATGAAAGCAAGGTTATGTCGCTTGGCAATCTCTCGTGCCTGAGTGTATATCTCTCTAAGTTTTTCATCGGTACGAGAGAATGTGCCTTGCACTTGAACTTTATCTAGCTGATCGACAATAAGCACATCTGGCTTATGGACTTCACAATACGCATCGATTGCTTCGATAGACATGCCATGGGCATCTCTAATCTTGACATTATCTCGTATGGCTTTCCATTCAGCCTTTGCAAACTCAGGATCATCCACCATCTCTTTGTCGGTCATGCCAGTCCATGAGGATGCCGCACGAACCATTGTCCTTTTGGCAGGCTCTTCGTTAACAAACGTATGCACTTTAGCACCTTGATCTGCAAAACCACCGGGGCTGTAGCACAATGAAACGTGTGCGGCTGTCTTACCAGTCTCTGGTCTTGCAAAGAGAATACAAAGTTCCCCACCTGTAATGCCGGGGACTTTATTATCAAGGGCACGAATGTTGAACTTCCAGCGATTGTCGTCTGATGTATCTGCAAGAAGTTCATCCAAGTCTGTCGTACATTCCACAGCATCATCAATGATCGTAAAGTCATCGTTAACTTTTGTTAATAGACGCTTGAGTGGAGTTAACTCTCGTAGTGAACCTGCTTCAATCTCAATGCCAATGTTTGCAATGTCATTACCGATTTTTTGTTGGTACGTGCGATGAATCACATCCTCTGCAATCTCTATGTTGATTGCAGGTCTAGCGGCAAGTTCACGCATTAAGATTTTGATGTTAGCTAACTTTGAATCTGGCATTGTTGGGTTTTCAGCTTCAAACAATGCTTCTAAGTCTTGAATAGTCAGATCAGTGTCGTACTTCTCATGTGCGCTGACTAACGTCCTGTAAACTGGTTTCAAGTCAGAGTGTTCAAACAAGGACGCAGTGACACGGTGCTTGTTCTTCAGGTAGAACTCACGATTGAGTAGTAGTTGAATAATTTCCTGTTTCACACAATTCCTCCCAAGAATCTCGTGTAGCGGAGTCTAACACATATCGATGGATAAAAAAAGCCCCTCACGAGGAGGGGCATAACGGGAGGTACTCAAGAAAGGATGACCTGAATATCTGAGGGAGGGAAATACTTCAGGTCATCTGGGAGTAATACTACAGATGTATTCCTATAGTCGTCAAGCCTTTTTTTAATTTTTATTGCTTTATTTGATGCATCTTTATCTAAAGCCACAATAAGATGCTGGAACCGAAGTAAACGATGAATATGATTATCGTGAAGGGAAGTACCCAGAAGAGCAATACCTGTATAACCTGCATTGCCAACTGCACAAGCAGAAGCAACATCTTCCACAAGAACACCAGTGGTGCCAGTGCCAGAGAAATACAGGAGGTCAGAATTCCTATCATAACGTTTCCATTTTGGTAATTTGTGTTTGTTCATTGCACGGCCTATTGCACCAACCAGTTCGTATGTCTCTGGATCTCTGATCAGGAATACGACTCTGTTCTCTTTGATGTCGAGCATCGTCTCTGCATTTGATGCATGGATAGATCGTAAGTACTCTTCATGCTCTGTATATAGAACATCAAGAAAATGATCTGGGATTTGGAAGGATGGATATGCTACTGTCTTTTTTACCTGCTTTTGTCGCATTTTAGATACAATAGTATCCATTGAGTAATTCTTACGCATTGTCCCGGAACAGTCACATGATGCCTTGTAACAGTTCCATATGATGTTACCTTGCTTACGTGTAGCCGTGAAAGTATTCCTCCCGCCACACTCAGGACAGTTCTGTCGTACAGACTCCCCTTCGGATAGTTCTAGGTTATCAATAATGTCGGTGACGTTCA